CCATTTGAATATTTTGTTCTAATTGCTGCTTTTGTTCTTCGTCAGGAGATACGTCAATAAATATTCCAAAGTCATATATATACAAGTCAGAAATATCATTAAGTATGCTCACATTATACCTTCCGATTTTATTTACAAAATCATCTTTGAAATCTGAATACTCTAGAATGTCTGCAACTCTATAAGTTAAAGCTTCGGCTAGACTTCTATAGATAAATAAACTTCCATCTAAAATATGACGAGTAGCTACATTTGAATTAAGTGCTGCAAGTTTTTGTAACCCAACTAAGGAATCAGGGTCAGGTGTGCTTCCGTCTCTTGCTTCATTTAATCCTGTTACTGTACGAATCATTCCTAAATAATGATTGTAATTAGCAATAAGCATTTGTGTTTTTGAGCTCCCTGAAGAAGACTGAAGTTCTTTAATAGGAACTCTTGCATTATTAAACTCACCATCCTGAGTATAAGACCTACCAATAACCGAACCGGTTTGGAAGTACAGCCTCAAAGCATCTTCAGGATTATAGGCGTTGCCTGTTCCTAAATCTACTTCATTCAATCCGTCAGCATCTATATACACACCATCAGGAACTACACGAGCAATAACTTGCTGTAGTTTTAAATGAGTCATTTGAATCAAGTCTGCAAAAGGAATCATTCTTCTAACAAGAGATTCGATTACACCTTTATACATTCTTGGCGCAACAGCCACATAATTAGGTAGTGCATATTGACTAGAAGATTTTGGTCTAACCATATTATGAGCTAACTCCCATTTAAGTAAAATGTTAGTTCCCATAACCATGACTCCATCATACCATACGTCTATAGTTTTAGATATCTTTTCAAAGTTACCTTCCTCTTGCATTTCAGGTGGTGGATTAAATTGGTCATCTTTTTCGATAACCTTAGTCCCACCTGTTTCCATAATCTTTTTCTTATAGACCATCTTCTTTGTGGTCTTATAATTAAAATACATTAGAGTTACAGTATCTCTATAAAAAATATCATTCTCATAAAACTGAGCAACATTATAGTAGTCATACCATGACTGACTATATTTAGATATTTCTTCCAAGTCTTCGTTAGTTAAACTTGGGTCAATTTTTTTACACTCTATAATTGGTATAGTCTTTATCTCACCCCAATAAAAACAATCTTTGAAGTGAGGGTCTTCAGTATAACTATACACTATGTTTGCAGGGTCGACATATTTAATTTGCACACCTGCTCCGGGAAGGAACTCATGCTTGGCTACACCTATACCTAAAACTGTAAGGTCATAATCAAACTGTTTTCTTAAATCTAAGTATTTGTTTTCTTCTAATATTGTATTAATAGCTTCTTCCTCGGCTATTTCTATTGCAGGTTTATAGTTGAGCTGCATGTATAAAGACAGTTCCTCATCAGTTTGAGGCAGCTCTTCAGGACTTACAGTAAACGGGTCTACTCCTGATTTTTGTTTGAGGTTCTGTAAAAAGTCTTTTGAGACCATTTGTCCTTCTACCATGTCTTGGTATTTAGAACGCTTGGCTTGGGACATTGCATCTTGTGCGTAAGCTTTTACCTTAAATAATCTATCTGCCATTCCATTGACAACAATGTCAACAAACTTAGGTATTACAGGAACCGGTGTCCAATCTAAATTCAAATACGACAAATCGCCATCAATTGCTAACTCGTCTTTATATTTTTTGATTGATTGTTCTCCTCTTGCGTAAAGTCTAAGTCTATGAAATTGCCTCCATTGGTCATAAAATCTACAGGAGTTTCCGTCTTTTTTAAACCATTCGTATTGAATGGCTTGTCCTATCTGTAGTCCAAATTCATCTGTAGCTTTCTCAGCATCAGATACAAACTGACTAGGAAACCCTGCAGATGTAATATTTACTGTTACATCTTTCATTTGATAATTTCGCTTTGTATGCCCGTATTAGTATACCTTGCAAAGTTAAACATAATTCTTGACTCTTTTTTTTCAGGCTGATATAGATGCTTTTGACAAGCCATTATAGCTAAGCCTGAGCTAATTGTTGCATCGTACTTAGTTCTATTACTTATATCGAATCTTGCCCAATCCATTAGAGTTCGAGTAAACGGCATATAACCCATACTTTCTTCTTCTCTAAAGTCAGAATTAAAATCAATTCCTATGTACTTTTCTATATAGGATTCTATTGCAGAGGCGTGAGCTTGTTTAACTGCTTCGCTTGTGTTAGGTATCCCACCTAATTCTTTTTCTGTTTTAGATAGTTTTGTAAAATGTTTATCAGGTCTGTTTATACAAAACCTTCTGTATCCTCTGTTTTTAAAATGATACAAAAGTCTAGGCTTGTTGTTCTCCACCAATATAGGCATCCCATAAAATACACAAGCCATCAAAACTTCTTCAAAAAATATCTCAGCTGTTTGAGGTCTTGCAACATATTCTAAAAAGAACTGATTGTCAGGAGCATCTTCTATAGAAAACTTAGTCAACCCATGTAAAGCTCCATTAGAACCTCCTCCACCTACAGTACCTGATATATCGTAACTATCACATCCGAAGGCTCCTAGGTGTTCATTGCCCGGATATTTGTAACCCTTTCGTGTTACAATGTTATTTTGTAACCCCACCTTTGGTGTCCATGAAACTAAAAATCTTCCACGCTCATCCGGTGTCCAAATAACCTCACTATCTTTTATACCATCCTTCCACCTAAAAGAACCTTTTGTTAAGTGATGCTCTTTTATCATGGAGTCATTATAATCTATTTGCTGATATATTTTAGTTAGATTAAACAATGATGATTTACTCTCATCTCTAAACGCATGAGATTCAGTTCTTGGAAACTGCCTGTAATATTCATTCAATGCATCAGGGTCATTCTTTAAAGACTCTACTTCGTTTTCCCAATAATTGATAGCTCCTTGATAAATCATTTCATTGTCAATACCTAGAACTTCGGTGGGTGGATTAGTTAAAACAGGCATTCCATACCTATCAATAAAACCTTCCATGTTCCATTCCATCGGAATAAACAAAGAATACAAACCGCTTTTTGTTTGACCGTTAGTGTTTCTGTTAGTTACATCAGAGTCGTAGTATAGTTTTTTAAAATTATCCCCTCCTTTTTCTAGAGCATTTGAGGTAGACCCCATCATACACTTTCCAATTATCTTGCTACCTAATCGTAAACAGGTTTTAGTAACTCGCCAATTGTTTAGAATATTGTTAGGCTTTAACCACTTACCACTTTCATCATGCACAAGAAGTAAAAGTTTCTCACCATCATAACTGTTATCGTCTGTATTCTTCCAATCAATAGTAGTATCAAGACCCTCCATCTCGTCTTCATCCACATCATACATATTCTTTTTTGTAATCTTAGATGCAGGTACACGATAAGCTAACTCTGTTTTAGGCTTATCCATTCCATCCATTATAGGTTTGAAAAAAAATGGAAGTCTACTATTAATAGGAACAACTTTGTCTGTAAACATTTTTTTAGCATCCGACCCTGTTTTAGATAAGATACCTACCCTTGAATCTTTTACAAGAGTTCCTGTGTTTACACATTCAGATGAGGACATAAATGAAAAACCGGAACGTCTTATCTTTAAATAAATCATTCCAAAACTTCTCTTGTCAGCTTTACACGCTTCCCAAAACAAAAACAAAATACGGTTGGCTTCTCTATAATCAGGATACCCAACATCAATGCTTGTCCATTGAAGATACATATAATGAGCTCCTGTTATGTAAGTAGGAGTTCCATTATTCAAAAACCAATAGCCTTCTTCTCTATAATCAAACTCTTTTTCTATGTAGTCTACCCACTTGTTTTTAAACTCTGTAGGCATTTCATTCCATTGAAAAATAGATTGAATTTTATTTAACTGTTTTGGGAGCTCATGTCTTTCCCAATACTGAGAAGTTTTATTATCACTTCTTTTATTTATTTCTTTAGGAGCTTTAGGTAGAGCTATTAATAGTCCTGATATATTAATTATATCACCTATTTCACCTGTTTTGGATATAACAATAATGTTATATTTATGGTCATAACCGTACTGCCAAGACTTGTTTCTGTTCTTGTTAGTGTACACATTCTTTGGTACAACATTTTGTACAACTTGATACAGTTCTTTATTTAGACCTTCTTTCAGCAAATCCTTGTTTTGAGTCAGTTTTACTTTTTACTTCTACTCCATCTAGTGCTTGTCTTTCCTCCTCAATTCTTTTCAATATTTCAAAAGCATCAAAGATGGCTAACTTCTTTGTGGCAGCCGCATTCTTTAGCCTGTCTGCTGCCAAGTCATCTTCAGGGTCAGGCTTGATAATTCTTTCTTTAGCTACTGTTATTAGTTGCTGAACTGCCTGATGACCTGCTTCTATAATTTTTAATTTAGTGTCTCTTGTATTCATAACTTAGCAACTATTTGATGGTCAAACGACCTGTACATTTTTTTACCATCAACTATAAACTCATATTCATTATCGGGTCTAAAGGTTATCTTATCCCCTTTTTTTATGCCTTGACTTTTTAAATATTCATTAGGCATCTCCATAGTAGCCATCAAAGGCTCATGAGTTATTGGTTTATAAATATACGATTCTTCTACGGGAATTGGACTGATAAAACAATATCTATCAAACGCATACCACTTGTTATTCTTTTTGTACGCATAGAATTGCTCAAAGTCTACAAGGAATGTATTGTCTTTTAAAAAGCTTTTTCCGCTTTTTCGATTACCATACATATCGTTATAAAACTTAAAAACATTATGATGAACTAAAAGGATGTCTCCCTCCTCAATAGGACCGCAATAATTAATTGGAGTGCTTATAACTTTAGCTTCTCTTGAGGAGAATCTGTGGTCTTCTTCCGATGTATTTAAAATAACATCTAAACCCGATATGTTTTTGGTATTGTTATAGCGAGATTTATAGAGAGGTTCTACTATAAACTGATACGGTGATTTCATTAAAAATTTATATTGTATTCAATAGATATAGGCATAGTTGAGGTGAACTCTTTCCAACACAACACAACGCCTTCATCGTCTTCTATCCATATTTTTATAGAATCAGATTCTTCGTAATACTTTATTAAATGAATCGTGTAATGACCGTTTAAAACGTCTTGACCAACAATGTAGTGCATTGCTCCTGATTTGTAGTCAGGACCAATGGAAATCTTTCTTATATCCATTTTATTTAATTTATTCCTGTCTTGTATATTTCAACACGAGCAGAAGGAACGTCATCCCAAGCTGAAGAATTTACATGAGGATACAATCCTCCGGCATCCACACCTGAGCTGTCTCTTAATATTTCAAATGTTACAATAGAGTTTATGGAACCGCTATCAATAGATATAGGAAACAAAGTTTCATAAGGAATCATATTCCCTGTCGTTGCTAAATCAACTCCCTTTGTTGGACCTACCTGAACTCCATCAATAAGCTCCCTAAACAATGTAACTGTTACTCCTCCTGAAGAACCTTGTCTTTCAAAATTCAAATACAAATCTATCAAGTAAGAACCTTCAGTTAAAAATTTAATGCTTCCGTTTTGTAGGATTTCTACATCAGCAGTAATAGCATCAGCATCAAACGAAACCTGTAAAGGAACGTCAAGTCCTGTAGGCTCTTGAGCTACAGTAGATACTGCTGAGGTAATACTACTATAGTTAACCTTTGCAGCCGGAATAGTTGCTGCCGTATATGCGGCAATAGAATCAATTTTATAATTCTTAGTAATATTTGCATCATCTGCATCACTACCTATAAGTATATCATCTCCTACAACCGTAGTATCTATTGGATATGTACTAATTCTTGCCATTCTTCAATTCGTTTATTTCTGCTTTCAATTCCTGTATTGCTTTTACAAGAACAGGAATCAAAGCTGCATTACCCATTTCCCACGCATCCTCGTTATTCCTATTAACTAATGTTGGAAGTATATCTTCTGCACTATGAGCTTGAACTACATTGTCTGTAAATTGTGCAATGAAACCGGAATCTTTTTTACCTTCCATAGTTCCATCTCGTCTTTCCCAATCCCAACTTACAGGTTTTAAATCCATCAAGAAATCTACTCCTAAGCGTAAATCTTCTACGTTATTCTTATCTCTTAAATCAGAAAGACCTGAAATAACTTGTGTGTTACATCTGAGTGTAGTTACGTTGTTATCACCTAATACTACTTCGTTGTCTGCTTGTGCCTGAGCGTTGTGACCTAAGTTAGTTGTATTATTAAAACCTACTACAGTAGAACCTGCTGCTTTACCAATTGCAGTATTATTAGTACCTGTGCCTAAATTAAATAAGGCATCGTTTCCTACTGCAATATTGAAGTCTCCGCCTGTTTGCATCATCAGAGCGTTTGTTCCCAATGCAATATTGAAGAATCCAAGCATTGGTGCTCCACTATGAGCTCCGTTACCAATGGAGATATTATTTTCTCCATTCATTTCCTGACCTGCTCTTGTGCCAATACAAATAGAATTAGAAAAACTTCCCCCTCCTGCACCTGCGGTAGATGCTGCTAAATATCCGATAGCAATTGGGTATTCAACAGGAACACCCGGATTTTCGGCACTACCAAAAGCACCCAATCCTATTCCGATTACTGAAGTGAAATCAGTACCCGATTGAAAACTTGATGCAAAGGCTCCTGAACCTACTAACACATGACCGTTTCCGTCTAAAAACCGACCTGCTTGAGTTCCAATATAAACATCTTGATTAAGACTTTGAAGACTATTACCCGAAGCTGCTTGATTACCAATAATAACGCTACTATCAGCACTTGTATATTGAGCTCTGTTTGAATTGTCTGATGCAGTTAAAATAACAGATTTGTCTACATTAACACCTTCATATGCAGCATTAGCTCCAATAATGATATTATCTTGTCCATCAAACTTGTAACCTGCTTGGTGTCCAATAACAACATTATCTTCTATGTTCCCACTTGTTTGACTCATAGAACGATAACCTGCAGCTACATTTCGTCTAAAAGAGATAGCAGTAGTAGCAGCACCAATTCCGTTCCCAAGAAAAACATTCTCGTCAGGATTTATGTTCGTAGCATTCCCTGCGAACATATCAACACCTACAAACGTATTGTCTTCACTTTGTCGTATAGACTTTAATGAATTATATCCAATAGCTATTGTTCTGTTCATTTGGTTATTACCGGGAACTTGGGTGTTTAACATATCGCTACCTATTAAGGTGCTTTTAAGTATATACCCTCCTGTGTCTGTTACATATCCATTACCTATTTTAGTTCCAATAATTTGAGATTGTTGTATACCGGAAAGTGATGCATTCATAACGCTATCAACAAGGTCGATACCAACCATGACGTTATCATTAAAATCATTAATATCAGTTGGTCTGTTGGCTAATGGTGCTACATTTTTTCCTAAGATTAAACAGTCTGTATTATTAGCATCAGTAGCATCCATTACTATACTACCTGTAATCTTTGTAGTGTCAGTAGCTGCTTGACCTAATCCACCAACGTGGTAAGTTAAAGTCTCGGTTTCTGCAGGGAGATTCGCTGCAGAACCATAAAACATTTTAGTTGAGGTTAGGCTGTTTGACGGGGACAAAGCCATAATATCTCCTAGCAAATAGTTTTTAGTAATGTTAAAATCATTAACATCTGTTCCTATCACCTTGTCATCTAGTGTAGGAGTAGCATCTATTGCATAGGTAGATATTCTAGCCATTATTTTTCTTTTTGTTGGACTTCTCCTGTCTGTAAATTAATAACAGCATCCTGTCCATATTTATCAATTAGTTTCTGTTCATTCTGAGCGAACTTCATTTTGATAGCTCCTATCTCAGACATGACTTGTGATTTTTGGATTTCAATATCTCCAATCATCATCTTCTTTTTTGTGAACTCGGTGTTCAAGTCTTGCAGTTCCTGCAACTCTTCTTTACTTAGTTTCATTTTATTTAGATTTATAATTTTAGACAAAGTTACGAATTTTTATTTTTTATCTTTTCAAAAGACCTGCCACCGAAGTATGCTGAAATAACGGTGATTAAAACAATCTGAAGTAGGTCTACCCAATTCTCTTCAACATCAAACTTGATAGCACCTGAATCTATAAACACCATCACTACAGTTGATACTACTAAGAACAACAAAACCAATGGTCTTACATTCTTTGAAAGCCACGAACCGCTTGAAGCCATATCAGCCTTCCATCGTTCCGTTACGTTTTGTTGCATCTCTTTTTCAGCTTCAATAAATATCTCAGTAAGTTGTTTTTCAAAAGCTGCCTTCTCGTCTTTTGTTGTAACGAATCTATCAACAAGGTCTCCGACTTTTGTAGCAACATTGTCAATGCCGAATATTTTTTTAAGTATCTCTTTCATAACTTTTTCCAATTTTCATCTTTATATTCTTCAGTAGCATCAAAACTAGGACAAGCTTTATTAGCAAAATCCCGATGTCCATGTATCTTGGCATCGGGTGCAAGTAGTTTTAGGAAATATAAAAGATAAGCTAGGGAGTCTTTTTGTTTTTCAGTTCGAGTATCTTTAGGGGTCTTACCATCTTTTTCTACTCCACCGACATAACATATCCCCCAAGATTCGCTATTCAACCCCTTTGTATGAGCTCCACGCACATTAATCTTTCTTCCGGTTTCTATAGTGCCATCCATCAAAATAACAAAATGATATCCGCAACCATTCCATCCTCTTGCTCTATGCCATTTGTCTATTACTTCCGTATTAACTGAATCGTCTCCCTCTCTAGTTGCAGAGCAATGGATTATAATTTTTTTTATTTCTGATGGTATCATCTTCCTTGCCCTCGATATTTTTGTTTGTAACCTGACTGACCTTTAGATGCGTTCTTTGAATGTACTCCCGGTCTTTTTTTGTTTGTCTTTTGAATGTAGTTTGATATGTGAAGTTTAGCCATTAATGATTATTTATATGTGATTGAATTTCTCTTAAAGTTACGGTGGGTTCGAACATAATATTTCCCTCCCAAAACATAATTGGTTCGTTTTCTTTTTTAATAACTATGAATGGAATCTTTTGGAATTTGTCCTGAACGTCTTTGTTTTGGTCTTCAAGAAACGCCCACTCAATATTGCAGTTAGTTAACCTATCAATATCAAGAGCATTGTTTTCATTCCACTTTGCATTAATTTGTAAGACGGTGAGTTCGTATCTTTCAGTAGTTTCATCAACAGGCATTGGAGACACAAAAAGTGCTGCAAATATTAATGTTACTAAAAGGAATATAGTTCTCATCTTCTTGTTTCATACAAACGTGCTTCGAGTGTTTTTAATGTTTGTTTAATTTCTGCTACATCTTCTTTCATGGCATCAACATCTTGTTGGGTGAGCATAATTGTTTTTCTCACTATCTCATCTTTATAGTGATATTCTTGCTCTGATATAACCGGCTCAGGCTTTTCCATTGCTAAAGCAATGTCTGCTTTTAAAGTAAAGTAAACACTCAACACACTTACTAAAACAAACCCTAATCCGGCAGCATCTTTAATACTCAACTTGAATGTCGTATCCTTGTCTATCTGAGTCATCTTCTACAATTTCGTATATAACTTTTATATTTTTAATATCCAATGTTGTATTAAAGTCGTATTCCATTAATCTAATCTTTCAATCAGTAAATTTGTAACCAACTGCCCTGTGTTAGATGGGAACGGGTTTTGCCCACTACCTCCTGAAAAATTAATTCTTACATCAAACGATTGTCCGGCAGTTAAAGTCATTACGCTTGAACCAAAAAAGTTTTGGTCAGTATTACCCGTAACATCTTTTAAATCTATAAGTCCACCTTGACTTAATGGTCCTCCACCTGCAGCAAAAACTCCACAGAAAATATCAATGTCACCAAACAAATCAAAGAAGTGAATATTCACCGATACCCTGTAAATCCCTGTAGCATTAACATCAAATATAGTTTCTGTTGGACTTACTTGGAAAACGGATGTTGATTGTTGTGTGCTGCTTGTTGATGTAGATTGTATTACGGTATCAAAAGGTATAGTTACATCTGCTCCATTAGTAAAGTTAAAGTATGGATTAGTATTTCCTGTCCACTCCACAAAAGTTACAATTTTAGTTGGAATGTTAGGATGCTGCGATGGATTCTGAAATATTGCTCCCGTTGCATCTGCAACTATGATATCGTTAACAGGTTGACTTGCAGCGTCTGTTACATTGTCAAGGATTGCAGGTTGAGTAGTTGCTCCTGTACCTCCACTTGTTAGAGGAAGAGTTCCACCTAAATCGGATAGTTGAATATCTCCTACCGTAAACCTTGTGTTAACTCCACCTGCGACTCCAACCATTAAGGTTGTAGAAACCGGAGCTACTGCACTAAAACCTGTAAACTTTAAATTTGCCATTTTATTCTTGTTCTAAAAATTCTCCTGTCTCCGC